CTTTTTGAAGCAGGTAATTTCAAAGTTTGCGTTGAATGCTGTCTTCGTGATGCTGCTATCGAAAAGAGCCTGTGCAATTCGCACAGGCATCTCCTCTCTGGTAAGATCTACTACCTGCACTGGTTCGTCATCGAAACTGTATCCGAGCAACAAGATTTCAAAGTTCGGCGAGTCTACATATTTATAGACTCCGTACTTGATGTCATTGTCACTGTACGTCTCTAAGTCAATTGCCAGTGTAGCCATAATTCCTACCCCTTAAAAAATATCATCATTATCATCGTTTTTAGCGTCAGCGCCTAAGAGATCGTCATCGAAGTCTCCAGCAGATACGCTTCCGCCGGATAACGGCGTGCCATCTTTAATCTTCTTCAGACCACTTAAGCTGACACCTACGCCTCTGTGGCCGCCTTGATTGTACGCAAACAGATACAGAACGGCTTGACAGTAGCACCCACTGTACACTTCGGACTTGTCAAAGATTTCTTCTCCGTCGGAGCCGAGGATTTTCGGCGGATAGTCTTCCGTCGCTTTCGCATTCAGAAAATAGTGTCCGGCATAGTTAGCGTCGCCTTCGCGTTCTGTGTCTCCGTCACGAAGCGGCAGGTCGATATCCTTACCACGCGTGCCGAGGATCTTTTTAGCTTCTTCGTCATTAACAAGCTCTTTGATTTTCGCTTTCAAGCGCGAAATAGTCTTCGTGTCGCTTTTCTTGATAAGCAGGCTTGCCGAGTAACGCATACGGCCGCTTAAATCTTCTTTCGGCGCCCAAATATTTGCATAAGACAATCTAACTAATCCGGTTACAAATTTAATGCTTTTCATTGTGTTTTCTCCTTTGTTATAAAAGACTTTCGTCAAAATCATTTTTGATGTTTGTTATTTCTATTGCCTGCCGCTTGTCATCCGCAGAGACCAGCGTCGGCTTGCCCGGCGGCTTTTCAATCACTCCGGACATCAACTCGCTGAACATTTTCTTTCCGCAGAGCTTTTCTAAGTCGGTAATCGACCGCAGTGCCCGCGGTTTGTAGATCTCGTCAGCTCCGAAACCCGCGTTCATAAGATTGTTCGCTGCGATAATGTCATCGGTGATCTTCCGGTTGCTGCGACCTTCGACAAGTTTCATCCCAGGCCAGTCGTAGCCGTCAAGCGCTTTTCCCAGCGCGTAGGCTTCCAAACCGTCCAGCCAAGTTTTGATACCTTTAGCACGAAGCAAGATGTCGGAAATTTCAAAGTCTTCCAGCTCTGCCGTCTGCAAATCTTCTTTGACATTTTTTAGTTCGTATTCTGCATGTGCTCGGCAAGTGTTCCTTGCTTTACAGAATCGACAGTGGCTGCCTGCGCAGAACTCGCCTTCGCCTTTAAAAGCAATTTTTGCTTTCTTCTTAACCTCTTCGCCCCAAGCCAGCAGGTCATCAACCGAGATGGTTTCAGTCGAAACGCTGTCAAGCCGAGGCTGCACGATGGTCATTCTGACTTCGTCAGCACCATACAGATAGCCGAACGCTTCGTACATCCCGAGTGCATACAGCCGCATTTGACTATTGCTGATAGCCGAGACCGGAATGCCTTTTCCGTATTTGAGATCAACAATTTCAAAGTACTTATCGGACACCATTACCATATCGCCTGTGCCAAAACCTTCCGGCACCCAGCGCGAGAAGTCCAGCCGCTGTTCAACTTTAATCTGTGCATCCGGAGAAGCAGTTCTCGCTTCGTTGATTTTCTCAACGCAGATGTTGACGTAAGATTGTACAGCTTCCTGCATTTCTGCGTTGTCTTTTATTGCGACAGTGGTCTTGCCGGTTTTCAGAAATAGATTCAAAAATTGTTCGGCGTAGGCGTGTGCCTGTGTGCCCTCTTCCGCATACAGACTCGACGCGTCCGGAAACTTCCGCTCCAACCGCGCCGATGGCGTGCAGTGCAGCCATCGGGAGCTGGCCGATGCACTTAATATCGCGTGTGCCATCAGATCTGTACCATAGCTTTAAATTCCGGCAGATCAGCAGGCTTGAGTTCGGTTACTTTAGCGAGTCCTTTATCTTTCAAGAACTGCTTGATTCGTTCTTTGCCGTCGGAAACCTTATGCGTATACTCAGCGCAAAGCGTACGCAATTCAGTCTTCTGGTCTTCCGTCAGTTCATTTGCAGCTGTCGCTTTCGGCGGTTCTTCTTTTACGGGCTCTGCTTTCTTTGCCTTAGGCGCCTTGACTTCTTTAACCTGCGGAGCGGTAACTGTAACGCTTTCCGGTGTGACTGTTACTGTGTTTTTGACAGGTTCGTTTAAGAGTCCTTTCAGCTGCGCTTTTAATTCAACTACGTCATTTGCATCAATTTCGATTCTAATCATTTTTCTGTCTCCTTCATTTGTGCTATAATAAATTAGTAAGTGTTTGTTTTTGCCGTTCGACTGTTCCAGCAGCCGGACGGTTTTTTACATGTGCCGACAATCAATTTGCATCACCACCTTTCATTTTTTCTGCCGTATCGGTGCTATTATCCCGGCAAGTTCTCCGTTTTCGTAGATGTAAAAAGGGGATATCTCAGCCTTCGGATTTACTTTAATTTCGGCATCCTTGTCAAAATACTCGAGAAATGTTTCGCAGATAAAATGTGCATAGTCCTCTCCGTTTGCCGTTTTTAGCAGACAGGCTTTAGTCTTTTTGTTTATGATCGTATCGGTAGGGAACACGGTGCTGAGCTCGCTTTTTGGAAGCAGATAACCTACACTGTCTAAGCGCGCCCATGTTCTTAGAGCAAATATGTTTTTGTCCTTCGGCAGAAAACATAAGCAAGAATTGTTGATGAACAAACCGTCTTTCCCGCCATCCTCGCCGATATGCATGGGTAGCGGCTGTCCTTTTAAGAGTGTTTTGATCGCCTGCGAATATATCTTTTTATAATTCATCTCTTGATATAAACCTCCTTGTACTGCCTTCCGAATTGAATAGCGTCTTCGTAGCTTTCCATGAAAATATCTATGCAGCCATCAATTCCACAGCGGTCGTTTACGATGTATTCCACGCCGTCAATAACGACGACTGTACCGAACGGCAGGAAATTACATGCCGCCCCGCCGACGTGGACAGTTTCGCCAGTTGCGGTGATAGTTCCGCAGTCATACGGTGTATAAGCGCTGCACTCGGCAATAAGCCATTCCGCATGCGCCGCGAAGGGCGCTAACAATGTGAATAAAATAGTTAATAGTCTTCTCCGCATTCACACATCTCCTCTCTGTAATTCATGTCTTCAACAGCGACCGTTAATGTCTCTAAGTGATTAGCTAACGTTTCAAAGAAATCCATAGCTGCAATCACTTTTTCTTTCTGATCACTAGACATGCTGCGTTCGAAGTTTTTAAGATATCCGCACAGTATGAACTCCCCGCTACGGGACACTTGTGCTACCATATCTACATCTTCGGTATCGACATCTCCCCTACACGCCATTTTTACCTCAACTCCTTTACTCGAATAACTAATTCCGTCCCCGGCTGAACATTGCCTGGGTTGCTGATGTGATTTTCTTTCAGTGCGTTGTAGACCAGCTCCTGCATGTGGTCCTTATCACTAGCGACCCTTGCGCAAGCGTCCCACACACTTTCACCGCGCGCTACCGTGACTTTGTACGGCACCGTCTTTTCCGGCGGCTGTACTGCGTAGCCGGCTAAGAAAACAATTGTCGTAAATGCGATTAAAAACGTACGCATGACAGCTTCTCCACGACTGCGATAATCATCGTGATAAACACGAACAACCATAGCCAATTCATCATTTTATCTACCATGTTGATTCCTCCTGTTCTTTCGATAAACTCATAATCCATTTCGCCAACTTGTATTCGTAGAAATCCGCTTCTTCTCCCGGCGGTTGATAACTGACTTCGATAACCGACGGAAGCTCGTCTGAAACTCTCAAATTTGATCGCCTCACTTTTTTTCTGTTCTTCTCTCCGTTGAGCCGCCCAGGGTAATTGTTGTCGAGCATAACACAGTTCACGATGGATATAGCAATAACAACTTGTTATTTGCGGGCGGCTCAACAGAGAGAAGAAATTGATATGTTTTTTGCTTTACTCCGCACGTCCCTCTATAATTGTTTTAGAGAGGGGGTGAATGCGATGAATATTAGATCCTTAGTGGGCGCATTAGCAGTTACTACGCAGGCCGGAGATCTCACTCAGAATCAATTAATTCTGTTAACGGCTACTGGTACTATTTTTGGTACACCTGTTTTTAGCGACGATCCAGTGACACCCGAGACAGAAGCACCCAGAGCTTTTTTACGTGCGTGTTTCGGCAAGTCCGAATCTACGCAGCCAAAGAAGCACGTTCTATGCGGGAGCGAGCCTTTCTTTTTACTGCAAAACGCCACTGTTGTAATCGGGAATGAACTTACCAAACTCCCGTTTTTGTTTGTTTGCTACGATTCTGTTCTTGCCTGTACTGTTGGATCAATCGACTACAAGTAAGAAGATTCATAGTTGTACGAACCTTCAGAGCTCCGTTGCCGCGGGGCTCTTTTTCTGTGAGTTTCTTAAACTCTTCAACAGTGCATTCGATCTTCATTTTCTTTTTCGCCTCACTTTCTGGAAAACCATTAGTGTCTTTTTAGGATACTATTTCGTCAAAAAAAATAGCGTCTATTTCTTCAGGCTTTAATTTATACCTATCTTTTATGAAAAGTATTTCTGCCTGTCGAAAATCTGCCCCACCGTTGATTTTTAGATTTAATCGGGATAGGCTTATCCCTAAGGCATTTGCTAAATCTTTTTGGCTATCTCCGTATTTTACCATTTCGGCCCTCATCAATGGCTTATTCATTTTTTCACCCCGCTTTCTTTAAGTATCTCCTTAGGATACCTTGATTGTATATCCGTTTCTGTGTCTTGTCAAGATATTTTTTCTTGTTTTAAAAAAAATATATGGTATAATCAAGATACGAAAAAGGCGGTGACACACATGGAATTTAAAGATATCCTTTATACTTTAAGAAAAAAGAATAAGCTAACACAGCAGGAAGTTGCAGAATATGTAGGGTTGCAAAAAGCAGCTATATACAAATATGAGCACGGCTTGCTTGTTAATCCTAAACGATCATTGATTTCAAAATTGGCTAAGTTATTTCAAGTTACTCCATCTTATATGATGGGGTTAACCGACGATGATAAGTCTGCTCTCACGTCTTTTCATCTTTCCTTTACCAAAAAAGATGAAAAAGACATCCAAAAAAGATTGTCCGATATCTTGAATGATATGGACAGTCAGGATGCTATCGCCATGTATAACGGTGGAGAACCGATGGATCCCGAAACACGTGAGTACATGAAAGCATCTCTTGAAAATGCTCTCCGCTTTGCAAAATTAAAAGCAAAAGAAAAGTTTACTCCAAAGAAACATCGTAAATAAAGGATTACATCATGAATATAAAAAAGTTCGCAAATGATATAGCGAATATACATGACACAAGGAATCCGTTCCATATTGCTGCGGAAAACGACATCTATATTTTATACGAAGAGCTCGGGAAGAATTTAGGATATTTCAGTAATTTGTTTCGCATCAAAACAATACGGATAAATGATCATGCTGATCCGTTTCTCAAGCCGTTCATCTGTGCTCATGAACTCGGACATGCACTGCTTCATCCACACGCCGGCACCCATGCTTTTAATCGAAATTCTTTTATTGCTAACTGCAAGATTGAAAAAGAAGCGAATCAGTTTGCCGTAGAGTTGCTGTTCCCTGATGAATTGATAGCTGGTCATCCGGAAATAGATATTTATAATCTGGCGCGCACGTTCGGTATTCCATATCAATTGGTTTATCTTAAGTCCATTTCTTACGGAGTACGTCATTTATAAATGGAGATAAATTATGAAAAAAGTAGAATTGTTGATTACACTATTAATTACTATCATGTCTTTATTTACATTTAATATCGCTTATGCATCGGCTCCCAATGTCGCGGTTTTAATGTCCGGTGCAAGACAATTTACAAAAGATAAAAATGAATTGAAAGAGCTAAAATCAAGGCAACAGTTGATTGTGAATGCTATGCAAGGATACATGATACCAGAAGAAGAAACAGCGCAGGTCGCTAATGATTATATTTTAGATAATAAGATCGGTACTTCGTTCAGTACGACAGATTTAATTAATATTGGAAAGCTTCTGAATGCCGACTACATCGTATATAGCCAATTTTATATTGATAAAATAAATGCCCCCGGATTATTTCACACAACAATGAAATTTAAAGGGCGAACCGTATTAACAATTATAGATGTCCACTCTGGAGAATATAAATATAAAATTTCAGAAGATGTAAACAACGGAAAATTGGAAGATGTTTCACGGTCTATGTTCATCGTGTATGACAAATCGATAGCAGATATTAAATTAAAAGGTTTAAAAGTTTAAAATGAATTGGGATTCA